ATATTCATTTGGAGTATCTGACTTTAGAGGTATCTTTGGCGTAGAAGGTGCTTAATATATAATTAAAGGGGCGGACATATTTCCGCCCCTTTTTAAATTTAGAAAGGAAAAATGCCCCTAAAACAATTCAGAGTGCAGATTTTTGCTTATCATATGCATGCAGATTTTATTATAAACTCTGTAGATGCTCCATTAGATATTGAAAATGCGATAGTTGACAGATTGGGAAAAAATGATATAAAATGGGATTATCTTGGAGAAATGCATGATCCAAGAGTAAAAAGAATAACCTATGAGGAGGTTATTAATGGAGGCGATAATGCAACAACTGGAAAACCTATACTCTCAGAAGAGAGTGTTGGATCTAGAATGGGAGCAGGAGCATCTGAAAGAGGGTAGATATACTCTCAACATGGTTAAGATTGATAGAAAAGTTAGAGAAGTTCTTAGCCATATAAGAACAGCTGAAGCTAAAAAAGCACATCTTCAGAATAAAATAGATGATGCAGCTCCTCAAGTTTCTGTAGCTACTTAATAAAAAGCTACATCGTTGGAAAAAACACATCCACATCACAGGCTCTCTTGCGCTTTATAAAAATCTGATATATAAATTAATCACTATACAATTAATTAGAACATAGACGCGTATAGTCGACGGCCTAGAGACTATGTTCATTAAACTAGGAGGATAATATGGCAAAAACTACATTTCAAGGACCAGTAAAATCTATTAATGGTTTTCAAGGTGTTGGAACTGGAAACTCTGTAT